ACGAGCCGGACGCGTGTGCCGGGGTCTGTGGCTTGAATCAGAAATTTAAACTTTACATACCGCGCTGAGAACTGCCCGGACACGAAAGCACGAAACGCGGAATAGGACAGGCCATCATCCGAGGTGGAAATCTCAATCGATACAAATCCTAAGTTATCGGACGAGTAGGTTTGAATGTCCATGATATAAGCTCCCGTGGTGACGGAGCCGACATCAACGGCCTCTGTTTCATAAGTCTGTTGAGTGGTGATGAATAATGCCCGGCCAAAGATAAGCCCTGAATTTTGAAGGGCATTCCATGTCGCAAACTCCGACTGAGCCTCGGCCCATGTGCGGGCCGTCTTTGGTTGAAACGTGAGTCGATTGTAGGCCGGGTCATAGTCGTTTGTCGGAACCCGCTCCAAGTCCGAGGACAGCGTCCCTTCGAGCGGATTGGGAAGGACGCTCACCCGGCTAAACAAATCAAACGTGAACACGATGTTCGATTCAGGGATGGAAGATATTGTAATGGCATCACTCGCGGCGTTCTCGGAATAATTGGCTGAATTATCAATGGCCTTAATGAAAAACTTCTTCGCCCCGCGCGTGAAATTGAATAGGTCGAACTTCGTGGTCAACACCTCCGTAGCTACGATGGACGCGGTTTCCCATGTGGAGTTGTCGTTCCCCATGCGGATTTCATAAGCGAATAAATCCTCATCATTAATCGCAGACCATGACATCGCGATATGGTCAAAGGCAAAGCTTACGTCAAAGTCCTCGACATCGGAAGGAGGCGTGACTTTTCCTTCAATGGTAAGCGTGGCCGTGGCCCCGGAGGACTCCGCGCCCTTATCCGATAAAGTTTTCACGCGGATAACGAACGCCGTCCCCGTCTGCGCATTTCCCAAGACGATACGATAGGATGTTTTATCCGACCCGGCGAAAGCCACGTCCCGGTATGTGGCCCCGCCATCTGAGGACAATTGAATCAAATGCCTATCCAATCTCAGCAGTTGGTCGCCGGGAATTGCCGTCCACTCCACCAAGATATTTGTAACGAACACGCCATCCTTGTTTTTAAAATTATCCTCGCGCACGGTAAGCCCCGTCACATTATTCAGCGCGGCATAGGGGTTCGGCCCTGATGGTTGGTCATAGGTAACGAGAGCCGTTGCCTGATGGTCATCATATAGGGACGCGATATAATCCCGGCAGGTGAACCGGATACTTTCATCTTCGCCTTCCTGCATGGTCATTATGCGGAGTAAGCGTCTTGAAAAGCGTGCCGATTGGTGGGTGACGGCCACGACATCTCCCACCTCACAATGAATGGATTCAAGCCGGGCAGAAAACGAGACTTGGATGTTCGCGTACTTTGTTATCGCCATCTGAAGTTTCGCTATCCTCGATGCCTGTGATTGCCGGGTAATTCCGAGCATTGAAACATCCTTAGTGATAATCGTGTTCCTGTCATCTTGGTCAATCCGGTCTTCAATCTGCGTATACACTTTCACATAGTTCTGAGAGGGGTCAACCCATTGAACACGAATACGATTCGGCCTATCATCCACCGAGGCCATATTCCACGAAAAGGAATCCTTCACGATATTTCCTGGGTCAAATTCTCCATTCGCATCGGTTGTCGAGCCGTCTCCGAAATATTGAGTAATGGCCTCTGCTTTCTCAATTCTCAGTTTTACTTTATTTCCTGCGTACACCAGAAACCCGGTAAACGTGGAAAGCATATCGTTGAGAATATCCTGCGCCGGACGTTGAGTGTCTGCGATATAGTCGAGCTGAAACCGGACTTCTTTCCCTGTCGGGCCATCCACCAGACCATCACAATATTCATAAGAATCTCCGAAGCTCGCGTCGTCGATGTTTTCCTCTAAAATGCCAAGTCCATACCTCGAATTTGTAATGAAATCTCTGACACAAGCGGCAGGGTTTTTGGAATACGATTTTTCGGAAATCCATTCGGAACCGTTCCAAGTCTTAATCAAAAGCCCTTTCACGACGGAAGTTATAGTCGGGTTTCCACCCTTTAATTTTTCGGAGGCCGTAAGAGTTAGCGCGAGATACGCCAAGCTGTGAAATTCCAAGTCCTGACGGATATCGGCAGGAACCCGCGAGTCGGCCTGCTGTGAAGTCGTACCGACATACGCCGTATAACTTGAGTCGGGCAGGTTCGTGGTATCAATGGGTACGTCATTGGCCCGGACATCGGTAACGGCCGATATCTCTCCTTCACATAGGCCAACAACTCTTTTCACCGTTTCTCCGGGGTCGGTCTGCCATATCACGTTTCCCGCTAATTTTAATTGCCCGTAGAGAACCGGGACGGCCAGTTCATTTGATACCGTATTATCGAGAGGCCCGAAGGAGCCATAGCGAGGGGACCCGCCCATGTCCCCTTGAAATCCGAAACTTATCTTAGATGGCTTTGGGTCTTGAAAAGCCTGAATCACTCCGATAGTTGCCGACACTACAACAAACGCAACAAAGGCGACTATGAGAAATGCCTCAATGCCCATATTTTTCAACTACCTTGTGCAAGCGCAAGGCCCCCCAAAATTTAGATTTCCAAACGAGGTTTAGCATTTCGACATGACTTCCATTTTCCTCTCCAAAGGTTGTAAGAAAATGTCTGTCATTAATCATTACTCCTAGCATGGTCGGGAACTTACAAATTTCATCTATCCCGAAGAATAACAACAAATCATATTTTTTTACGTCAGCCCATGTAATCATTGAGCCATATTGAAGAACGGCATCCACAAAACGCCTCGGCTTCTCTTGATACCAATGCTTCATTATCTTTCCATATCCATCGTCATAAGCATAGTCAAAGCCTTGCTCCTTGAGCCACAAAAGACAAATCCCAACACAATCACAAGCCTGAAAACTTTTAGCTCCTAATAGATAGGGGATACCTATAAACTTTTCATCAACTAAAAGATTTCTCTCAGAGACTTTTT